TGACGGGCGTGTCAGAGTAGTATAACCCCACGCGGCATTATCAAACGCCTCCGAGTACAGCAGCAGGTTCGTGCGCTGTTCTTCAATCAACACTCCCAGCGGCTCATGTGTGACAGGATTGTGGTCGCAGCGGAGCGTGGAGCCAGACACCAGCACTCCCGCCGCATTCCAGACCATCTTGGGGCTGGGCGCGGTGTAGGTCAGCTTGGCGTTCACATTGCCGTCGAAGTCGGTCGCACCCACCGCGTCGTAGACCAGGGCACGCCCGTTGACGAAGTCCAGCGCGAGCCCGTTGGTTTCGCCACCCAGCATGAAATGCACGTCTTCCAGTTCGTTGCCGTGCGTGTCCTCCCAGTGGTCGTCCACCCAGACCAACAAGCCCAGGCCGGCGACGCCATTGCCGGTGTCGTGCCACAGCGTGCCCTGCGGCGGCGCCGCAGGCGCATCGGTGCCGACAACGGCAACTATCGGAGGCCCCGCTGGCCCCGCAGGCCCCGCTGGACCAGCGGGGCCGGGTACCGTTGAGTCGGCGCCGGGTGGACCGGCTGGCCCCATACTTCCGGTCAACCCGGTGTCACCCTGCGGGCCAGGCGGGCCGGGAACCATGCTGTCGGCACCAGGCGGCCCGGGCGGGCCAGGCGGTCCTGGTATACCCTCGCCGTCGCCGCCACCGCCGCCACCGCCACCGCCACCGGGGGGAATTTCGACCCAGTCGCCATCCTGCCGGGCATAGGGCTTGTGGTCTTTCGGCGCCTCCTCGACCTCGCCGGGATCGCCTTTTGGGCCAGGCGGGCCGGGATCGCCTTTTGGGCCAGGCGTCGGTTTGCCGTTCAACCTGGCGACAATTTTATCGAAGACCGGATCGTCAAGCATCAGGCCCTCGGAACCCAAAGACCGCCCAGCATATCGTTGAGCCAGTAGGGCACCTGGTCGACCGACTCGGTGGTGACCGTTTCGCGATGCTCGTACATCGTCGCGGCAATGCGTAGGATGCCGCCGCGCATGGCCGGGTTCATATCAGCCAGTGCCGCATAGCCGGCGGTGAGGCTGAATGTGACATCGGCCGGGAACACCGCGCCATCGACCCTGACCAGCCATGCCGACTCGGTCAGGCTGGCACTTTCCAGCAGATAGTCGGCCGAGACGTCGCCATCGACATCGGCCGCGGTGAATGCGCTTACCGGCTGCACCGGGCAGGCATAGGAGGCAGCGCCGCCGGCCGGTATGAAGTCCACCTCGGCGCCGAAGACCTGCAGGCCCCAGAACTTCGCCGCATAGTCGATCGCCCACGCCAGATATTCGGTGATGAGTTCGTCATCCTCGTCGACATCAATGCGCAGATGCTTCTTGGCCATGGCGAGCATGGCCTCCGGCAGCGTCGTCGTATCGATCGAGGTGAAGCTATAGCTCATGCGTCGCGCTCCTGGTCATAGCGCTCAAACATGCCGCGCATATCGATCGAGAGTGTCTTGCCGTCGGTCATCTCCAGGACCAGCGCGTAGTCCCTTATCGTGGCGTTCTGGATACCGATGCCTGGCCGACCCTTCTTGCCCATGGCGCCGAGCATCCAGCCATCGCCCGGCAGCGGCCCCGGGGGATCCTTGCGGGCGATCCACTCCGAGCCATTGAATGAAACGCGGTCGAGCTTCTGGTAGAATTCCTTCCCGTCGTATTTCCCGCGTGGCTCGCCGGTGGCTCCATCCCGACCGGCCGGTCCGGCCGGTCCCGGCATCCCGGCCGGTCCCGGCTCGCCGTCCTTTATGTTGGCCAGCCGCAGCTCGAACTCAGTGGCCAGCCGGTCGAACCGCTTGGTAGCGACGAACAGCATCTCGTCGATCTCGAGCCGGTCATCGCGCAGTTTCTCCAGGACGGCCTTGATCGCAGCCTCCGACATGTCCGGTGCTGCTTCACCAGGGTCTCCCTTGTCGCCCTTGTCCCCACGCTCGCCTGGCTCGCCGTCCCGAAGCGCCGATGCCCGTTCCTGCAATTGCGCCAGCGCCCGATCGATATCCAGTTGCAGCTCGGCTTTCGCCTGGCGAACTTCATCTATAACAAGATCGACGGCGCCGCGGCTGCGCTGCCGTTCCGCTTGGTAGGCGACGGCAATGCCGTCGATGATCTGTTCAAGCTGCCTGTTGCTCATTGTCCAGCTTCCGCAGCACCAGCGCCGTCCAGTCGCGCGCCTCGTCGTCGTCTTCGTCCGCAGCCTCGGCCGGCGGTGGTGCCGGCGGCGCATCGGGCCGCGGTGTTTGCGGCTGTACCTTCTCCCAGGCTGACAACGGCACGACCTGCTGCTGCACGCGAGGCTCGTCGCCGGAAGGCGCCGGCGGCAGTTCCTCCAGCTTGCGCACCTCGTTCGGCGAATAGATGCCGCCCTGCACGCCGCGCGCCAGCGCCTCGATGCGATCCTTGAAGGCGACTCGAAGCAAGGCCGCCGTGTCGAACTCGACATACTCGTCAGGCCAGGACCGCAGCCCGAAGAAATGGTCGAACGCGACCTCGATATGGTTGATGGCAAAGCCCAGCCCGCGCGCCAGCCAGAACTGCATCAGCGCCTCGGTCGAGGCAAACGAGCTCTTGTCGGTCATGCCCAGGATGGCCGGCGGCACGCCGTAGACCATGAAGATCTCTTCCTGGGTGAGTTTGATGGAAGCCGCCACGTCGGCCTCTTGAGCCGTCATCGCAACGCTTTTGAAGTTCATGCCGGGCGGCAGGATCGGCGGACCGGCAACCTTATTGTCGATACCGCGCCAGGCGTCGTGAAAACGCTGCCTAAAATCGTCTTTCTGCGTGCCGGTCAATTCCGCGTTGGTTTCGATCACGCCGGACGGTCTGTTCATATTGCCGAACGTCGTGACGAGCTGGCTGCCGATCGCTCTTTGCGCGGCGATGGCGCTTGCCGCATGGCGACTCGGCGGCACACCTACCAATGGCTCGGCCCGGTTGGCTTCCAGTTTCACATGGAACACGTCGCGCGCCGGAACGACGAGGCTGGTACCTGAATTTGTGAGACCGAGAAGCCCGCTGCGATCGCCACCGCCGCCATATTGCCGCTCGACGACGTTGTTGCCCGCCAGCTCGTAGAAGATCTCGCCGCTAGGCGCCACAATCGGATGTGACTGCCTCGGATCGAACGAATGCAGCGCCGCCACTTCGAAGCGATCATTGCGCTGCGCCAGCGCGTAGGTATTGCCGTCGCGATAAAGGTCGGCGGCCAGCTTCAACAGGAAGTCCGATCGGGACTGGTAGTCGTTCGGCCGGCGCAGGATCCGCGATAGCGCCGAGGTCGTCACCCGCTCGCGGCCGCCGTTAGGCAATGACCGCCAATGGTCGCCGGGACACATGGCGATCGTCTGCGCATAGGCTGCCACACAAGCCTCGACGATGGCACTGCCGCCGGCCGCGGCGATCGGGTCAAGATCCATCTGCCAGAAGTTGAGATAGCCCCAATCGGCCGGCAGCCATCCCTGCTGCTGGCCGGTGGTGATCAGCCACGGTCCCTGCTTTGGCTGGCCCTCGACGCCAGGCGTGCCGCTTTCAAGGCTGCGCCTCGACCAGCCGAGCAGCCCGCGAACGGTGTCGCCGATGGTCACTTCTTGTCGCTCTTGGCCTTGACACTGCGCGTCTGGTATTCGGTCGGGTCTTCGGCCTCGATCGCCTTCGCCTTCCTGGCAGGAGGATCAGGCGGTGCCTCGACCGCGACCCAGGTGCCCCACCGGCTTTCCTCGCCGCCGGCCTTGGCCCGCGCAAACGTCTTGTCCAGTTCGGGATCGTAACCGAGCTGGATCGCGCTTTCGGGACCGGCACGATGCGTCGAAACGTAGACCCGCGACGACACGCCAGGCCATGCGCCTTTTGCGACTGGGTCGAATATCTCGCGACTGCCGCCGGTGGCAAGCAGCGTATCGAGGTCAATCCCGGAATTGCTCATGATCACCACCTCATGGTTTAAGGGAGGCCGCGCAAGACGCGCGGCCCCATTGCATTGCGATTACCAGGTCACCGCTGCAATTGTCTGAACCATGCCCGTCCGTACCATCGCCCACGTCACAAAGAGCGACAGGCGGATGGCGATCGAATCGGTCTGGAACAGCGAGCGCATCGGCGCCGCCACCGTATTCGGCGAGCCGGCAGTGCCGAGCGCCAGCGGCGTCGTGTCCTCCTCGTGGAGGGTCGCCTGGTCAGACACGGCAAAACGCGGCGCATCGCCGGTTGCCGAGGCGAACCAGTCTGCATCCACCGCAATGACCCTGCCTGCGGCGACTGTGATCGACGAGATGATCCGGCTCACGCCGAGCTTAGACGCCGCCTCGGTCGCAGAACCGAAGGCAAAGTCGCCCGTCGTGGTTTGGACGATCCCGAGTTTGCGCGCCTGGGCTGGGTTCATGATCAGGACGACATTGCCGCCGCCGCCAGCCGCTTCCATCGGAGCGATCAGCGCACTGATGTCGGCGACGATCTTTTCGAGGGACGTCGCGGCCGCGGACGCGCTGATAGGCGTCACGGTGTCCAGGAGACCAGGTGGCCGCGTGGCCGATTCCGCGACGGCGTCGATCAGGTAGCCGTCGAGCGAAGCCTGGGTGTCGTCGGCCATCGCCTTGCGCAGGATGCCCTCGATCGCCGGCACCGAGGACATTGCCATTTCCTCGGTGTAGGTGGTGATGCATGAGAGCTTGTGCGGCGTGAGCGTCACGGTCGACAGGCCGATGCGCTTGACCGGCTTCGGCGCGCCTTGCCCTACCCATGCGCCGGACGCCAGCGGCGTCGTTGCACGGTACGGGATCTTCAGCGTGCCATTGCGGCCGAGATCATAGCGGGCACCGGCCGCAGACAGCGGCGAATAGATCGTGTTGGCAAGCAGCCGATCCATGAAGCCGCCCCAACCCTGCTGCACCAGTTCGGCGGCATAGCCCGTCGTGGTGGTGGTGGCCGGATTGACGGCTGCTTTCGTGACGATCATCGTGCATTCGTCGTTGCCGTAGTTTTCCCGGATGACACGCTCGACCGGAATCCGGTGGGCGAATGCCCGCAGTCCGGCCGCAGCCGCGCGGAACACATAGTCGGCCGGCTCGATCTTCTTTTTCGGCATGGCGAATGGACGCCGCTCGGAAACGGCAACCAGCTGTTCACCGGAATCGTCCCGAGTTTCAGCAGCCTGGAAGCCGAGCACCCGCTCCATGTTCTGCAGGCGGTTGAGTTCCTTGTTGGCGCCGTCGATAAGGCCCGGCAACGTATCGACGAGCGACAGCTGGTCGTCGTCGCGTTCTTCGGCGCCGATGCCGGAAAGTTCCATGAGCTGATCGCGCAGCCGGTTCAATTCGGACTGCTGGTTCTCGATCTGCTTCGTCAGTGGCGTTCTCATTGAGGTAGTTCCCCTGGAAAGGGGTTTTGCGGGCTCGCGGGAAACCGGCCGATCCTGTGATGCGGTCTTGCCAAAGATCTGCCGGGAAATTTCGGGGAGGAGGTGATAGCTGCGCAGCACGGGCATCGCGTTCGCGTTCGCCGGCACTGAGACCAGGCTGCATTCGAGCAGTTGCTGCTTGAGGTAACGGAACGGCCCGAAATGCGGGTCGGCGTCTTCGTTCAGCGGCTCTCGCTTCATCGCCCTGAAGCCAACCGAGGCGCCGCGCAGGATCTTCTGGTGCCAGAGCTTGCGCGCCATGTCGACGGTCGCGCTGGTGCCCTCGTCGGCAAAGACGAACCGAGCCAGCAGCCGCTTGCCCTCGACGCGGACGTTTGCCCAGCGGCCGATGATGGCGTCAGCGTGGTGGTTGAGCAGCCCGATCGGATTGTTCTTAAAGCCGGCCAGGTCCCAGCCGTCTGCCTGGATGACTTCACCCATGCGGTCAACAGACTCGTCGGACATGACGTAGTCGTAAGGATCCGCGGTGGACTGGATGGCGGCGCGGTAGACGATCCCGTCCATCAGGCGGGCTTCCCGTCCTTACGATCCGTTTCGATCGCACGCTCGTCCTTGCTCGGGCGGCCCCTGGTCGATATCGATGTGGATTGCGTTGGCATCCGGCGGGCCCCTCACACGACCGTAATCGCGTGGCCGGAATTACAGGCCTCGAGGCCTCACCGTCGCCAGATGAAGGGCAACCTACACCTTTGCCAGGAAAAATCCAGATGTTGTGTCAGAAGATCCATGCGGACACATCCAGTGGTCCCGCTTCCGGATTGCGGCTCATCATCTCGGCCGCATTGAAGGACGCCATCAGCGGATCGATCTTGGCTGCCGGCGCCTTCTTCTCGATGTAGACGTTGTTGCGCGTCTGCTGCATGCTGGCATTGCCGACGCACCAGGCCATCATACGCGATCCGGAATGCTTCAGCGTCCCGTCGGCCAGCTTACGCTCCAGGCCGAAGATCGACGCCGACAGCCTATAGCCTTGGCTGACTGCCGCCGTCATCGGCTCGACGATGCCATGCAGTGCCAGTTGCTCGAGCAGCGCCGGCACGCCGGCCGGGTCAAGCCCGATCGCGCCCTTTTTCGGCAGCAAACTGGCATCCCTCAGCCGCACGACTATCGCCGCGGCTTCCTCGGCATCCTGCTGGACGTGGCCGCAGATCACCAGATCGCCATCGGCCTCAAAGTCATACAGCCTTTCAACGATTTCCTTGTGCCGCTCGAGCAGTTTCGGCTGCGCCCAGGCCTTCGTCCACAGCAGATGATGCCGGGTCGTCTTGTGCCGGCCGAGCACCGCAAGGCCCCACAAATCCGAAAGCCCGCCGACGTCACCGCCGACCACGCAGACGTCGCAATTTGCCTCGATGTAGTCGAGCGTGATGCTCTGGTCGCCCGCCTCAAGCCAGTAGTCGGCGCCAGGCCAGCGGTCGGAATGCAGCGCTAACCCGATCTCGACGTTCAGGTGCTGCGAAGCCCAGCGCCGGACTTCCTCTTCGCCCTTCTCCGTCGCTGCGGCATAATCAGCGACGAGGCGGTCAATGGCGATCGAACGGCCGAGGTTCGGCATCACCATCGGCCAGATGGCCGGATCCTGCCACGGCTTCCCCGGATCGGTCTGCATCGCCTCCGGAAACTCGTAAAGCAGCGGCAGCATCCGGCCGTCCTTGATGCGCCCGTCCCTGACGCCTCGCGCATATTGCAGCTCGGCCTTGAAGGCGCCCGCTGGCGCCTCGTCCGACTGCGTGGTGATGATCACCAGCACCGCCTCGCGGTTCGGCAACATGCCGCCGCGGATCTGCCCGATGACCCTGGCAGCGCCGTTGATCGTCGCCATCAGGTGCAGCTCGTCGAGCAGCACGAAGGCCGGCTTCGACCCGGTCACCACCTTCATGTCGAAGGTCTTCACCTTCAGCCGCGCCTTGTTGCGGCGGTCGGTGATGGTCTTGGTGTGGTGTTGCACATGAAACCGCTTGGCCAGATAGTCGTCGGCCTCGATCATGCCCACCGTCTGCTGGAAGGCGAGGTCGGCAAACTCCTGCGTCGGCCCGATGTAAATGCCCTCGGCGCGCGGCCGCACGTTCATCAGCAGCCACGTCACCGCGATCGCCGCGCCGCCGGTCGTTTTGGAGTTCTTCTTCGGCACCATGACGAAGACTTCCGGCACCATCCGGACGCCCTCGACCAGTGATCCGAAGATCGCCCGCACGATGTCACGCTGCCACTCGCCCGCCGCCGCCTTCATCCGCGGCTGGCCGACAACATCCGGCAGCTTCAGCTTGTCGAAGATGGTCACCGCGCGACTGGCTTCGGCCTCGTCCAGCGGCAGCGGCGGCATGATCGACTTGCCGGCGCGGAGGCGTTCCTCCCAGCCGGGACATGCGAAGCGCCAGCCCATCAGTTGACCAGGCCGCTCCAGTCGCTGTCTTCATGCGCCGTCTGCGCCTCGATCTGGCGCATTTCCTTCTTGCCCAGGTCACGCTCGGATGCCCTGCCATGGAC